GAAGAGATGGATCAGGTCAGCGCGATGAGAGAACAGTTTGAGCTGGATGCCGAGGAAATCAGGAATACTGCTTACTTTGAGAGGTTGACTAACTATGAGCGCAACATCGAATTCCTCGAACTCCACGACACTCACGAAAATGCCAACCACGATGCAATTGCATTGCTGCGCACCCGCAACAAAGTTGTCCATAAAGCCATTCGCCCCAATGACACTGAATATGACAGAAGGTATCACATCAACCACCTCGATGATTGCCTTCAAAAGACATGGCGCCCCGGACACATCGACCACGAATACGTAGTAGGCCACATACAGGACCACGACTACAGGATGTCGAGAGCTAGAGTTATGTACTACATGACCGATGTTCACTACTACCTTTCGGACTGGAGTCCAGCCAACCAGAAGGAGACTGACTACTTCAACTGTGTAGGCGGTAACTTTTTCCCGTTGCCCGGAGTTTACAACCTCCCCTTTAATGAGGGTACGTACATAATCAGTGGCGACAGCATGATTCGGTTTAGGCCCAGACGATCTGGGGAGTGGTACCAACACCCTCTAGTGACTCTCACGAACCCGGTCATGACGCTGAACTTTGGATGGTACTCACTCGCTTATGCCTCAGGACACCCTAGAGATTTCAAACTGTATAGGTATGCCCCTACTGGCTTCAACACTTCAGCCAGCGTTCAATCGACGTGGATATGCCGGCAATTAGAACACCTCAAGGGTACCAAGAGCGCAGATATGATCAGGACAACTTTAGCCCCTTGCTGGACCCCGGAGACTACTGAATAGTTTCTTTCTGCTATGTCTAGGTAGGAACAATTAGCACAATTCACACATGAAACCTAGATGCAGATCTTCGCCTACTTCTAATAGGCCACCAGAATTCGCGAGTATAAGTTCAAGGAGGAAGAGAGATGGAGAATCACCCACTACCTTGTAGGCCCAAAAATTCGATGTTCATACCGCGACTACTGTGCACCCAACACTAGCGACCTGGACGCTCTACTCGGAAATCATGAATACCATGAACTGGAGCAGAGAGAGCGCAATGATCGAAGGAATGACTGGGGAGCCCTCGGTAAAGTCAACGTTGACTACAAGCTCACCGAGTATG